GAGAGAGTCACTGCAAACCCTAGCAAGTATGGCGTGCGCAGGGGCTCCGGCATGCCGGAGCCCCTGCGCACGCCATACTTGCTAGGGTTTGCAGTGACTCTCTCCAGAGAGAAGGACTGGGCTTACGCATGGCTATCGAACGGACTCGTGCGCGACATAGGGACCAGGATTCCAACAACCTGAGAAACTTTTCGTTCAGAACACACCCCTTAATCGGGGCGCCTTCTGAGTGGACCGTTTCTCAGAATTTCCTGGTTCCGATTCGCGCCGAAGTAGAGTGGCATAACGACCGAGTGTCGCCACGTCACCTACTCCCGGTGATTAAACCGTGGAATCCTTGTAGTCATGCGCGGGTTACTTGCCTCGCTGGTCCACGCCCCACCTACACCCAATACAGTTCTCCGTGGCCACTTGACGTGCCACGCACTGTATACGTGTATACCGGGGAGTTCCAGCCTAGCGTGTGGTTTATGTTCCCAGAACAGGCTGCAGCAGGTTTCTGCGGCAGTAATGGTCTGGATAATCCACGCGTCTATAATGAGGCAGTGTTACCGGATGGCGTCTTAGCGTTCCAGTCGCGTCGGGCTCTTGATACGATCCTGACGCAAATTCCTGAGAGGATTTCCATTGCGAATTTCCTCTGGGAACTCAAGGATGGGGTGAGGTCTTTGTTGCCTCGCCTCGTCCATGGACTGGGCGCCTACGGAGGAGCGTGGTTGTGGTGGAACTTCGCGGCTTTGCCGCTGGTTCGTGACCTCATGGCGCTCCTCACGCTGGTAGCTGATGTTAACAAGAGGCTTGATTACCTGCGTAAGGTAAACGGCCAGACTGTTACCGTCAACTACCGGGGCCATTGGTCGGGCTATAATGACTACTCAGGCGACGCCTGGGAAGCCCAAATAGCAGCACATAACGACGAGTGGAATCCGTCGGAAGTGCAGAACGACTTTGGCCTTTGGCGCATTTCTTGGGACGAGTTCGATTTCAGCCTCCAAGCGAGGGTGAATTACGATCTCGATCTCAAGGGTGCGGACGCCTTCATGGCCGCGATGTGTGCTGCTCTTGGTTTGCTAAATCCAGCACAAATTGTATGGAATGCTATTCCATACAGCTTTGTGGTGGACTGGCTTACGAATGTCTCAGAATGGTTGGAGAACAACATTGATGTTGCCCAACCTTTCGAAGGAACTATTCGTATGCTGGGTTGCAACCATAGCATCAAGCGCCGAACTCTGTTCGAGCACTGGGCCCTTACATCTAACCGCAACACAGCGGAGATGTACGGACGCACACTCGTGCGCGCCTATCACAGGCGCGCCGGGATCTTTGGAGGGCAGATAGACACTGAGGGTCTAACAGACTCTCAGCAGTTGCTGGCCACTGCCTTGCTCACACAAGGGCTGGGCACTGGTCCCCTCATCCGTCGACGGCGTATCAGACGCCCTCGCGGTTTATCATAAGGAGATGCAACGTGCTCGGAGACCCCATCGTCTTCAACCCAGGAGGAGCTTACTCCCCCACCCCGGGTGGTGATGTGACATTCACCACTACGCGGCAGGAGCCTGGCGCCTCCACGCGACTCAACATCGCGACAGACCTCTCGCTCCCCGAGTACATGGTGGTTCGCCACTCTGTACAAGGGGGCAAGGCCGACAAGATCGTCGACCGTCATCTGGTCCAGTTTACCCGCGCTGAGCGGGATCCGGACACGGGCCAGATCTACACGATCCAGTCCAACATGACGCTCGTCGTTCCTCGGGTGGCTCTGTTCACGGTTGAGGAGGTCCGCGCCCTGGTCAAACGGTATGGGCAGCTGCTCATGACCGACTCGGACGCGAACCTCGCGAAGATCCTCCGCGGCGAGACCTAGTCCCGTCGCAGCGCGAACTCTTCGCGTGGGCGAGAGCACGACTCTGGAAGGGAGACCCATAACTTGGGCACCCGGAAGAGCCGGAGACTCGACGCACAACAGCAGTTCGTACTGCATCTCTTCGAGAAATTGCTGAGCGATCTTGCGCAGCGACATCCCGAGGTGGAGAGAGACCTTGCTAGGGATCTTGAGACCTTGCGGTCTCGGATCTCTGAAGAGGGACTATCCTTTGCAACAAAGGCCCTGCCCAGGTTGGGCAAGGCCTTTGATGCCGCATTGGATAGTGGCATCTTCGAAGCACCCCTTGGATTCAAAAGATCCAAGGGTTGCCCAGCAATCCCTGCATTCTTGCAAGGTATGCTGAAGATGTGTTTCTCCTCTGACGGATCCCTTGGTCGGCCTCACCCGTCGGTTGTACAAGACATCCGACAGGTGTGCTACCTGGTGTACAAGATGCAACTCCCCTACTCAGAACAGGAAGAGGCTCGAGTTATCGAGTCTTTTCTCGAGACTGAGAAAGAGTTGGCGTCTCTGGAGATACCTGATTGTCCTGTTATCAAACAGGCTCAGAGTCTCCTTGAGACGGTTTTCGAGGGTTTCGACCCTCGAGACATCTTGCCACGCCATGGTCCCGGGGCGGTGGCTACTGGTGAGAAACTGGAAGAGAAGTGGGAGTTTTCCCGCCTCTATTCGCAGATTCACCAGAAGTATCCCTACTACGAATACTTCGTTGTAGGGGGTGCACCTGAGCTTGCCGATCGGATCCAGTGGTACCGTTCCCTTGACCGGCTAGACACCGGCTTTGCGAAGGTAGTACTGGTTCCGAAAGATTCACGAGGACCGCGGCTAATCTCTATGGAGCCGCTGGAATTCCAGTGGGTCCAGCAGGGACTAAACCGGGCATTGGTTCGACGGTTAGAAAGCCATTGGCTGACTAGCTGTCGAGTCAATTTCTCCTCACAGGACATCAACCGAGAGCTGGCTCTTAGTTCATCTAAGAACCATTTCTACGCGACGATGGACCTGAAGGACGCCTCAGACCGTGTTTCCGTCCAGTTAGTAGAGAAGATCTTTCCGAAGAATCTTCTCCCCTACCTCATGGCGGTAAGGTCTAGCGGCACAGACCTTCCAGATGGAAGGCGGGTTACCCTCAACAAGTACGCTCCCATGGGATCAGCAGTTTGCTTTTCCGTGGAAGCCGCTTGCTTTTGGGCCCTGTCTGTGTGTGCTGTGAGCAATGCTCTACAGTGCTCGCACCGAGAGGCTGCCTCTTTCGTATACGTGTACGGTGACGACTTGATCGTCCCCTCGCTCGCATACGAAGGAGTTGTAGAAGTACTAGAGATGGCTGGCCTTCGGGTCAACCACTCAAAATGCTTCTACCGAGGTGACTTTCGAGAGAGTTGTGGCATGGATGCCTACGATGGCGTCGATGTCACACCTACCCGTGTTAGTCGCCTCTGGTCGTCTCAGCCCTCAGATGGACAGGCTCTTAGTGCATATGCCTCCTACGCGAATCAGTTCGCGAAGAAAGGTTATCATGCACTGGCTGACTTCGTTTGGGGACGACTCGCTGCAGTTCATGGGGTTCTTCCTCATGGTACTGCTTTGTCGGGTTATCCGAACCGAAATCAGGAATCGGTGTCCGAAGCTATATCGGAGAATATCCGACATGGTGTACGGACTCGATTCAGCAAGCGATACCAGCGATGGGAAGTCTCTGCCAAAGTCTTGATTCCGATCAAGACTGCGTCAGAGCTCTCTAACTGGCCTCGCGTGCTTAGGAACCTGACCATGGGATCTGGTGAAGATCCCTCTGAGGTCACGCTGCCACGTCGCGTGAAAGTGAAGCGCCGTTGGGTGCCTATCGGATACTCATCCGTTAGGAACTCCCAATAGCTCTTCACCTCTCTTGGACAAAACTGCAACAGCAGTAGTGAAACCGAGAGAGATGACATGGCTGGGG